TTTGTTCTGATTTAACACGAGGATCAAGAACAAATATATTTGATATGTATTATGATAAGGTTGGTCTTAATTTAAAGAGTATTGATTATGGACATGGTAATATTAAGCCAAATATTTGGGGATATAAGTCTCCCCAGCAAAAGAAAAAGAGGAAGTCGTAAATCATATTCGAGTTGTAATTCCAAATATCGGGGTAAAAAAACTCCGATATTTTTTTGGTCTGTAGGATTACTGTATCATAAGTTACACACATACTTGACTATATACTATAACTGTGTTAGTATTAACACAATCGTTCAACCCCATTGAGGGGTCGCAAGTAAGCCGACGCGGAACGGATCGTTCATCCCCCATAAAGGAGGACGCAAACGCCGACTAAAGGAACGGAATAAAATCCAATTACTTTAGGAGTAAAACAATGGCACTTAAGTACCGTGGTGTTGTCTACAACACTGATAACCGTGATGGTTCAGTATTCGCAAAAACTCTGACTTACAGAGGGAAGCAGTACTCAAGCATCCAACCTATTACTGGATCTTGCCGTAAGGTAAATATTCAGGAAGTATATAGAGGTATAAAGCATAATGAGGTTAAAACCGTTTGTGCTTGATTAGTCTGACTTACAGATTCACTTTTAAGAAGGTCTATTGACAGACCTTCTTTTTTTGTGTAGAATGTCTAAATACCATATAAAAAATATGGAACCTAAAAGAGAAAAACTAAAATTAATTGTTCGTAATTTAGAACTTTTAGTTGATGCACTTAAAGCAGAAGTATATTCTGATGTGGATGCTTATAAAAATTCTAAAGCATTTTCATGTTCAGATGTAAGTTATGACGAAGTTTACGATGATGATGATGGGTATCCAGACTAATGAGAACTAAACAATTAATTAAGGATCTTAAGAAAGCACTTCAACAGGATTATTTGTATAATTCTGAAGAACTGGGTTTTATGAGGGAACAACTTGAGGAATTAGAATCACAAGTGATGGCAATTAAGAGAAAAAAACCTGAAGGATTTGGTAATAAAAAATGACTTATCCTAAATTGGGAGAACCTGGACCTATTCTTCCAGGAACTCAAATAGTTGTTAGAGATCCAACTTCCATTTATAATGGATATGAAGGATTTATTCAGAGAATTAGTGATGATAAAGCTGCTGTTTTTTTTGATGATTATTCTCCTTGGGAGAAATTGGTAACTATGTCCATTAAGATTTTAGAAAAAAAATGAATGTTAAATTTGTGAGCATCACTCCCGATGCTGAAAAGATAATGGGGTATATTGCCCGTGTTTCTAATCCTGCCAATCAAGACAATGAGAAGTATGCAGGACTTTTGAAGTATTGTATCAAGCACAATCATTGGAGTGTTTTTGAGCAATCTTCAATGACATTGGAAATTGAGACTACACGTGCTATTGCTGCACAGATTTTACGTCATAGAAGTTTTACTTTTCAAGAGTTCTCTCAACGTTATGCTGCCAGCACTGCTTTAGGAAATATTGAATTACCAGAACTTCGGAGACAAGATGATAAGAATCGTCAGAATAGTATTGATGATTTAAATCCTGAAATTGTAGAGACACTTAATAAGCAGATGAATACTTTGTTTAGTTCTGCCTTGTCACTTTATAATCAGATGTTAGAAGATGGTGTGGCTAAGGAATGTGCTAGAATGGTATTACCTCTTGCTACTCCTACGAGAATCTATATGACTGGTTCTTGTCGTTCTTGGATACATTATATTAATCTGCGTTCAGCACATGGAACACAAAAGGAGCACATGGACATTGCAGAGACATGTAGAAAGGTATTTACCGAACAATTCCCTTCAGTGTCGGAGGCATTAGAATGGACTTAAATGTTATTGATAATTTCTTTTCAGAAACCAAGCATCGTTCTATTCATGAGTATTGTTTAAATGCGGCATATACTTATGGTGAAAGTGACGAGGACGGATTGCCTGTCACGGGTATGGTTCATGAAGTGAATGAATTTATCTATAATTTGATGGACAGCACCATTAGGAATAGGTATAATATCAAGAATATGAACGTATATCGGATGTATATTAATTGTTTTGCACCATGTGAAAGACCATATTTCCATAAAGATGGTGATAAAGGAGAAGTTACATTCTTATACTATCCTAATATGGAATGGGATAAAGATGATGGAGGAGAGACGCAATTCCTAACTGAACGTGATATATTGGGTGTATTACCAATACCGAATAGGATGGTATCTTTTAATGCTGATATATGGCATCGTGCAACATCTTTTAGAAATAATCATAGATTTAGTCTTGCTGTTAAATATGCATAATATATCTTTAAATTTCCTTTAATAAATATTTTTATACGATTAACTTATTATGGCAACTTATCCTGTAGTACATAAAGAAACTGGTGAACAAAAAGAAGTAGCAATGAGTGTATTAGATTGGACTCAATGGTGTGATGATAATCCTGAGTGGAAAAGAGATTGGTCTGATCCTTCTACATGTCCGATGGCTGCCGAAGTAGGTGATTGGAGAGATACATTAAGAAAGACTAAACCTGGATGGAATGAAGTTCTTGGAAAGGCACAAACTGCACCTGGTTCTAACGTAAAGAAACTCTAATATGGCAAGAAGAAAAAAAACAGTAATAGATCAACCTATTGGGGTTGGTTTGACTACTAAGAGTATGAAAAGGAAGAAACCTTTAAGTGCTAATCATCTAGTCGATATTACTCCTCTTACTGATAACCAAAAACGTTTATTTGATTCTTATAGTGATAATAAACATTTAGTAGCTTATGGATGTGCTGGCACTGGAAAAACATTTATCACTTTTTATAATGCTCTAAAAGAAGTTCTTGATGAGAATACTCCATATGAGAAGATTTATATTGTACGTTCATTAGTATCGACCAGAGAAATTGGATTTCTTCCAGGGGATCATGAAGATAAAGCAGATATTTACCAAATCCCTTATAAGAATATGGTGAAGTATATGTTTCGGATGAATTCTGAAGCAGATTTTGAGATGCTTTATGGTAACTTAAAGGCACAGGATACTATTAAGTTTTGGAGTACTTCATTTTTAAGAGGCACTACATTAGATAATGCTATTATTATTGTGGATGAATTTCAGAATTTAAATTTTCATGAACTTGATAGTATTATTACAAGAGTTGGTGAAAATAGCAGAATTATGTTCTGTGGTGATGCCAGACAGACAGATCTTATAAAGACTAATGATCGTAATGGTATCGTTGACTTCATGAACATCTTGCGTAAAATGCCATCCTTTGATATAATAGAGTTTGAGATCAATGATATTGTTCGTTCTGGACTTGTTAAAGAATATCTTATTGCAAAACTTGATATGGGTGTCTAATGTTTAATCATGTTGATTTGAATCTTGAACCTCTTAAAAGAGAGACGATAGATGGAGTTCGTTATTATTCTGTTCCTGATGAAGATGAATTACTTAAATTAGTTTCTATTACTTCTATAACCAGTCATTTTAATAAAGAGATTTTTATTAATTGGCGAAAGAAGGTAGGTAATGAGGTAGCAGATAAAATCACGAAAGCGGCTACAACCCGTGGGACTGATATGCATACTCTTACAGAACATTATTTGAAGAACGATGAGAAACTTCCAAAAGTTCCTCCTATTTCTGATTTTTTATTTAAGATCGCAAAGAGTGAACTTAATAAAATAGATAATATTCATTCTCTGGAAGGTGCCCTATATAGTAAGCAATTAGGTATAGCTGGGACTGTTGATTGTATTGCAGAATATAATAACGAATTGGCAATAATAGATTTTAAGACATCTAAAAAACCTAAACCACGAGAGTGGATAGAACATTATTTTGTTCAGGCAATGGCATATGGTTGTATGTTATATGAACTGACAGGGATATCTGTTAAAAAACTTGTAATCATTATGGCTTGTGAAGATGGAGAATGTGTCGTCTATGAAGAAACTGATAAAGCAAAGTACATTAAACTCCTCGGAGAATATATTAGAAAATTTGTTGGAGATAAACTGGAGTTCTATGGAAACTAATACAGAATTAGAAAAAGCAATAGAGAGTAAATTTTTAACTCCTCAAAAATTTGCCATGGAAATAGAGGGAATTGTTGCTAAAGAGCAAATAAATTACATTGATGCTATTTGTCATTATTGTGACGTTAATAGTATTGAAGTAGAATCTGTAACGAAACTTGTTTCTAAACCTCTTAAGGAGAAGTTGAAGTATGATGCTATTAGTCTTAATTTTATGAAAAAAACATCGAGGGCTAGATTACCAGTTTAATGGAACAACTTGAAGGTATATCATATGAGAAACCGTTCCCCCATTTAGTCATAGAAAATTTCTATAATCCTAAAGAACTTGAGTTGATCTGGGAAGAACTTAAGTTTTATACAAAATCAGGTAAACTTTTTGAGGCAAAAGACTTTGGTGGAGTTGTAGATTTTACTAATTCACATGCATTAATGTTGGATGAACTCTATAGTGAAAAATATAGAGTAATATCTAATATTTTAACGGTTAATAGAAAATTATTTGATCCTGGGATACTTGATGCATTTGCAAAAATACATGATTGTTGTAGTATAGTACGTGATAGTAATTGGGATTTTACTAAAGTACGGTATTATCATGATGAGGAATATTATAGTGCTCATACAGATAGATCATTTCAATTTATAGCATGTTGGTATTGCTATAAAGAACCAAAGAAGTTTATTGGAGGTGAATTGTATCTTCCCAAGTATGATTACACATATAATTGCAATAATAATTCTATGATAATATTCCCTGGATGGGTTGAGCATGAAGTTAAGAAAGTAAGTATAAAAGATTCTGATTATTATGATGGATATGGGAGATATTGCATCTCCAGTTTTTTTGGAAACAAAGGTAAATGAAAGTGACACCGTTTGAGACTTATCAAACTTATCTCTCTATGAAAAGTCATTTTACTAATCGTAAGTATGATTTTTTTAAGTATGGAGGCAAATCAAGGGCAACTATGGCCTCCTTTAACAAACGGAAGGATAAATATTTTTTCGAAAAAACGAGTCGTAAATATTCTGATGAAGAAGTTTTAAATTTTCTTTTAGCAAATTTTGTACACACTGACAACCCCCAAAACCTATGGATTGGAGAAATTATCAACAGCGGGGAAAGAAATTACTCCGAATGGAAAATGCGACAACAGAGTTTGACTTACTTGTTCAAAGAACAAGTAGAGAAATTAATGTTAGAGAAAAACTTGGAAGAAGTATTCGATTGCTTGAAGGGACATCCCCCATTACTAAAAAAGTATCTGGGTGGAGAGATCTCGCTAGAAACGCTTATTATACTGGAAAAAGTCTTTTCTTTCGCAAAAAACTTTGATAAGAACTTAAATGATCCCGTGTGGGAATCCGTAAGTCTTAAAATTAGAAAGTATATTCCATTCATAAATATTAATGTGTTTCAATATAAAAAAATTGTAAAGGAGGTTATTAATTATGGCTCTTGAAAATAGTGAGGTTCTGCAAAATTTAAAAACTCAACTTGAGCAAGTTGTAGAACAATTGAATACTTTAACTAATACTCGTATTAGATTATTAGGTGCTATTGAAATTTTGCAACAAATCGAAGATAGCAAAATCGAATCTACTGAATCTCCTGTTGGGGTTGGTGATCATCCAGTAGAAAATAGCGATGAGTGAGTTTTTTGAATCTGAAATCGTTCAGGAAGAACTGAACGAAATTAATAGAATGCAACAAGAAGTTTGTCATGAATTAGCATCCTTTGGATCTTTGTCTTCAGAAGATAAAAAGGAACATATTCAAAGATTGCGTGAATTATTATCAAAACAGCAGATCATGTATACGAGAGTATCTCTTTCGGATGATCCTCTGGCTGTTCAAATGAAAGAACAACTACAACAATCAGTACAATTGATGGGTTTTCCACCTAATACTGATATGCAAATATTATTTGATGGTATGAGTGAAATTATTGACAATTTAAAACAATTTGTTGACTGACAACAGATTTTTTGTTATAATATCAAAGTAAATCCAATTAATTCAAATTAATCCGAGGTAATCTAAATGTCTTTCGCAGACTTAAAAAAGCAATCTAAGCTTGGCTCATTGACCGCTAAACTGGTCAAGGAAGTTGAGAAGATGAACAATACGGGCGGTAATACTGATGACCGTCTTTGGAAACTAGACGTAGACAAAAGCGGTAATGGATATGCCGTAATACGTTTTCTTCCTGCTCCCGATGGTGAGGATCTACCATTTGTAAAACTATACTCCCATGCCTTTCAAGGTCCTGGTGGGTGGTATATTGAGAATTCTTTGACTACTCTTAGTCAGAAGGATCCTGTTTCAGAGTATAATACTACTTTATGGAACAATGGAACTGATTCTGGTAAAGAGACAGCACGTAGGCAGAAGCGTAAGCTAACTTATGTTGCTAACATTTATGTTGTAAAAGATCCTACAAATCCTGAAAATGAAGGAGGAGTTTTTCTTTATAAGTTTGGTAAGAAAATCTTTGACAAACTAACTGCAGCAATGCAGCCTGAGTTTGAGGATGAGGAAGCAATTGATCCATTTGACTTCTGGCAAGGTGCAAACTTCAAGTTGAAGGCAAAGAATGTTGCTGGATATAGGAACTATGATTCTTCAGAGTTTGCTGCTGTTAGTCCTGTACTTAAGGATGCAGATGATGATGCACTAGAAGCACTCTGGAATAAGGAGTATTCTTTGGCAGAACTTGTTGCTGCTGATCAGTTCAAGTCTTATGAAGATTTGAAGAAGCGTCTTGAGTATGTTCTTGGTAACAAAGGACCTGTTCGTCAGGATCCAGAAGTTACTGATGAAGATAATTTTCGTGGTTCAGCAGAACAATTAGTTACTGCTGCGGTATCAGAGTCAAAACCATCTGATATAGATAAGGAGAATGATGCATTATCCTACTTTGCTAAACTAGCAGAAGAGTGATACTAGAAAGGGAGTCGTAATGACTCCCTTTTTTATGGTATAGCAACTTTAGTATTTTCTGTACGGATTAAGTCGTCAGATATGTATTGAGAAGATTTTGAATAAATCATTTCATGTCTCATATCATCCAAGAATTGTTGTAGATATTCTTCTTTTAAAATATATATTGATCTTTTTTTATCATTTTTTATAACTTGGTATTCATAATTAGTGATACCAACTATTGGGTTTGATATTTGCGTAACATTGCTACCTGATTTGGTACTATCGTTTGTATACGTGGTTCCATCATCAGTATAGAAAATTTTAAAGTCTTGGGCAACTACTTTACCTGCAGGGAGAATAAGTCGATCAAGAGAATCTTTGATTTCTTTGGTTTCATAATGATGGATATTATTTAAATCATCACCATAAATATCCAGAGAATAATTATATATCTCTCTATCTGATAATGGCCAGTCATTTCTTACATTAATAATACCAGCAGTCATTAAGACAACCCAATCTAGTTCAGCATTTCCAAAAAGTTCTTCTGCAACAGTATCTGGTCTAGCACCTTCTCGGATTTCATATTTATTGAATATTGTAAAAATATTTTGCAGATCGTCACGTAATTTACATCTTCTGAATATATTTTTGACTCTTATATAATTCTGAGAAGAATTACTAGTAGATAGGAAAGATTGATAATTTAAATCTGGTAGTTCTCTGAAGTATCCCATTTTAGTATCCTACTCCTTCTGATCCTTCCCAAGAATCATAATCAACATCATAAATGGGTTCTAGTTCTTTAAATCCTAATTCTAATACCATTGAAACTGGATCTCCTCCTGTATATGTTGCATATGTCCCTTCACCAGTATAATTAACAGACATATCAGTGAGAGCACACTGTTTGAATTTATTAAGGAATGGATGACTTTGAGTTCCTTTTTTATAAGTTAATTCAAAAATATTGGGAGTTTTTAGGAAAGTATTTTCTCCTCCTGTTAGTTTAGG